ACAGGGATAACAGTTACATCGGTTTATAACACCTTAAAAAACGCCAAACAACACATTAAAAACCATTCAAAAGAATTATATGAGCAATACATACAACAGAAAGCAGACGAAGAAACCATCGCAAGGTTTGGGGGATTCAGTAGAGAAATTCACGAAAGCGACTGGGATTAAACAAGCCGTTAAATTTATAGCGAACGAAGATTGTGGTTGCGAGGAACGCAAAGTAAAATTAAACGCATTATTCCCACGGAGGCAACCCCTATGTATGACCGAAGAGGAATATAATTGGTGGACTGCATTCAGGGATAAAAATAGTACCGAAATTATGCCTGATGAAACCAATCACATTGCACAGATGTACACCCGTTTATTTCAGCGTAAAAAGATATACCATCCCTGCCATTGCAATCCCAAGGCATGGCAAGAAATGATTAATCACCTAAATTACATTTGGGATACCTACCAATAGAATGGAGAAACCAATTATAACAAAATCGTATTGGTGTGATAGATGGTATTGGGCGGTGTGGTTTAAGGGGGTACGACATGGATTGTACGAAACCAAGTTAGAGGCACAAGAAAAAGCAAAACAATATGAGAAAAGAAATAGTATCAATCAGTCGGTTGAGCAACAACAAGGGGCAAATTAAGGGCTTACCCAAAAATCCGAGGTTTTGCAAGGACCACAAATTTGTACAATTAAAACAATCCATCAAGGAAGACCCCGAGATGCTTGAATTGCGTGAGGTTATTGCCGTGGATTACAATGGGGAATTGGTAGTTATTGCTGGAAATATGCGTTTGAATGCGTGTTTGGAATTGGGAATTAAGGAAGTACCATGTAAGATATTGCCCCAAGATACGCCCATCGATAAATTGAAAGCGTACACTATCAAAGACAATGTTGGATTTGGTGAGCATGATTGGGACGCATTGGCAAACGATTGGGATGTGGAAGAGTTAGCCCATTGGGGTTTGGATTTGCCCATTGAGGCAGTCGATGAAGATGAATTAGAATCATTTGATGAGGAAGAATCATTTATTATTAAACTAACTTGTAATTCATTGGAAGAACAAGAGAAAATATATATTGAACTAATTGAAAAGGGATTTAACCCGAATAAGATATGAAAGCATATAGACACCCAAGCAAACAATTACCATCCGATGGGTTACACGTATTAATCGTGGATATATACGACAATAAATTTATTGCCTATTACGATGGAGAGGATTGGTTTGATGCCCATACCGAAGAACATATCCAACACGTTGAATGGTGGATGTATATTCCAATAACACCAAGCGAATGAAAGTTTGTGTAATAATGGATGGCATGAGTGCGGTAACGTACCACAGATTGGCAATGCCATTTGCCATGATACGCCATTTTGGACAACTGGATGTACACTTTGCAATCACCCAACCCGATATCGAAAAGGTAAATGCCAAAGATTACGATGCCATTGTAATATCCCGATTCCTACGATATAATACCAAACTTTTGGTAGAGTGTAAAAAGCACGGTACAAAATTAATCGTGGACAATGATGACTTTTGGAGTATTCCAAAGCACAACCCTGCATACAAAATGTATCGAAAACATGCCAAAGATGCGGTAATGAATGCCATTAAACATGCAACACGTGTAATAACCACCACCCCACAATTGGCAGAGAAAACAAAGGAGTTGAATCCCAATGTGTATATCTGCCCCAACGCCTTAGATTTGGAAGAACCACAATGGAACGCCACGGCAGCGCATCCTTTTACAATTGGTTATGTTACGGGATCAAGCCACCTTTATGATGTGAAACTATTGGAGGGGCAGATGGATAAGATTTGTACCCAAAACAATGCCAATTTCTTATTAGCGGGATATGCCCCCATGCATCCAATATCAATGCAGATGGAGTACTACATTACCCAAACCAAAACGGAACGCCCTACGTGGTTCTATATAGGTGAGGGGGTAAATGTATTGAACTATGGTAAATATTATTCATTTATGGACGTTGCTATTGCCCCACTAGAAAAAGACCAATTCAATAAATACAAATCCGAATTAAAGATTGTGGAGGCAGCCGCTTACAAGTTACCCATCTTCGTATCGGATGTTGACCCTTACACAAACCACCACGATAACAAGGGGGTGATATTCATAAAAAACAACGATTGGAGTGTAATGAATGAATATTTAAACAACAAACCACTACTTAAAGAACTAGGGCAACACAATTACGATTATTGCCTTAAACACCATAATTTGCATACTATCAATGAAACACGAATCAAAGCAATTACAGATTGAACGGGCAACTATTGCCGATGATGAATATACACCATCCAAAACCATCCGAGTTTTGCAGTCGGGGCATTTGGGGGATTTGCTTTATTCAATGCCGTGGGTTAAACGTGCAGCCGAGGTAAATAATGCGAAGGTGGTATTTAATGTAGGATTCAATGAGGTATCGGGAACGCCCAACCATCCAAGTGGAAAGTTCTGTATAAACGATAACACTTACAACTACATCAAACCATTGTTGGAATATCAATCTTATATTTCCAAGGTTCAAAAACATGACCATCATTTGGTGGATTATAACTTTGACCAATTCCGAAGATTGGGTTTGAATTTAGCCGCTGGGGATTTAAAAAGAAATCATGGATATGTCTACCCCGAATTGCAACACGATTTATCCGCCCCATGTATACAAGCCCCCACGAATAAACAATACAAGGATATTATCGTTATTAATTTGACCGATAGATATCGTAACCCAAAAGTTGATTATCGGGTATTAGGTAATTATCATATTGTCTTTGTTGGATTGGACCACGAATACGATAATTTTTGCCAAAGATATTATTTAAAGCCCGAACGCATTATGATTGAAAACGCATTACAGATGGCAACCCTACTTAATTCGTGTAAGTTGTTTATTGGAAATCAATCCTCAACCTTTGCCATTGCAGAATGCTTAAAGATAAATAGAATGTTGGAGGTGTACACTCCATGCCCAAACGTAATGCCTATGGGGGCAAATGGGTATGATTACATTACCCAACATGGATTAGAAACATTGTTAAAAAAATTGACAAATTAATTGGAAACTAATTCGACAATTATGGCAAACGAACAGAACTTAATACCACCACCAAAACCAGGGGAAATCAGAAATCCCAATGGCAGACCCAAGGGCAGCAAGAACCGTAGTACCATAGCCCGTAAGTGGTTAGAGGCAATGCAGGATTCCAAAAACCCAATTACAGGCGAATTGGAACGATTAACCCAAGAAGATATCATGACATTGGCATTGATAAAAAAAGCCCGTGGAGGCGATGTAAATGCGTATAAACAATTGATGGATTCTGGATATGGATTGCCGAAACAAACCATTGAGCAAGTACAAGAGCAACCAATATTTAACGGCATTGATTTGGAAGTAGATGGACAAGATAAACCCGAATCATTATAAATCCGATATTGAGTGTATTGATGCGATTAAAGCATCCATGTCCCACGAACAATACATTGGATATCTTAGGGGTAACGTGATGAAATATACATGGCGTTATGACAAAAAAAATGGGGTTGAGGATTTAAAGAAAGCCCAATGGTATTTGGATAGATTGGTAAAAGAACTATAATGCTACAAGCAACCACGGCACAAAAGAAAATAGCAAAGTTAAAAAAGCGGGTACGCATTGTGCGTGGTGGCACATCCTCATCCAAGACATTCTCAATTATTCCAATGCTTATTACCTATGCGGTGCAGAAACCAAGCACGGAGATAAGTATAGTGGCGGAATCCATCCCCCATTTGCGTAGGGGTGCTATTCGTGATTTCCTTAAAATTATGCAGATGGTAGGCATGTACGATGATAACAAATGGAATAAATCATCCTTGACCTATACATTTAACAACGATTCATTTATAGAGTTTTTTTCAGCCGATCAACCCGACAAACTCCGAGGTGCAAGGCGTGATGTGTTATTTGTTAACGAGTGCAACAACATAGAATGGGAATCGTACTATCAAATGGCAATTCGTACCCGAAAGTTTATATACCTAGATTACAACCCAGTAACTGAATTTTGGGTGGATACGGAATTGATTAACGACCCCGATTCCGAAATGGTAGTATTAACCTACAAGGATAATGAGGCGTTGGATGCATCCATCGTTAAGGAGATTGAAAAGGCACGTGATAAAGCAGAAACAAGCGACTATTGGCGTAATTGGTGGGCTGTATATGGGTTGGGGCAAATTGGTAACTTAGAGGGCGTTATATTTAGCAACTGGAAACAAATTGATACCATCCCCAAGGAGGCACGATTAATTGGGTGCGGATTGGATTTCGGTTATTCGGTAGACCCCACGGCAATTGTGGAAGTGTATCAATACAACAACCAACGGATATTGCATGAGGTGTGTTATCGGACGGGGATGATTAATAGCGACATCGCCAAGATATTGCCCAAGAATGTACCCATCTATGCAGATAGTGCAGAACCGAAGTCAATTGAGGAAATTAGGCGGTTTGGTGTACCTATTAAACCAGTTACCAAGGGCAAAGATTCCATTAACTTTGGAATACAGATAATGCAAGGACAAGAGTATTTGGTTACCAAGGATTCCACCAATTTGATAAAAGAATTGCGGGGATATTGTTGGGATAAGGGCAAAGATGGTAAAACACTACCTATTCCCATTGGCACGGACCACATCATTGATGCGGTAAGATATCATGAAATGGAAACCATGGGATTACGCAAGGCATACGGAAATTATGATATCCGTTAATTACAAACACAAAATCAATCGTTTTATAATAGAATGAACAAAACACTTATAGTGCCATCGTCATTGAATGATATTCCATTGCAACAGATGTTGGAGTATCAGCAATTGAACCCCGAATTGGATGACCACGAAAAAGCCATCCAAGCGGTTAGTATATTTTGCAACATTTCTGTTAAAGAGGTAACCCAAATTCCCTACGAGGTATTAAGCCGCACCGTGGATTTAATCAAAAAGGCATTGGATGAAAAGGCAAAGTTTGAACACAAGTTTGAATTGAACGGGGTTAAATATGGGTTTGTGCCTAATTTGGATGAGTTAAGTACGGGATCGTTCGTAGACATTGAGAACTATTACAAGAACAACGAATTGTATCGTGTATTATCCGTGTTGTATCGCCCCATTACCATAGAGGGGCAAAAAGGAAGATACGACATTGAACCCTACAAAGGGAAGATAAACGAGGAGTTTAGGTTAATACCGAGCGGCATCGCCTATGGTGCAATGGTTTTTTTTTGGACTTTAGGAATCGACTTGTTGAATTGTACCCTGAAGTTCTTGGAGGAGAATCCGAAGGTACAAGCGATGAGTACGGTATCAGTAACAAATGGGGATGGTTTAGTTTTATCCACTGGATATGTGATGGAGATATTACAAGAGTTGACATTGTTACGGAATACCCCATTCACAAAACCCTCCTTTGGGGTTGTTACAAAACCGATATGGCAGAACTTGAGAAAAAAGCAATCCAAAAAGCATATAACAGATGAACAATAATCACGTAGGCACGGCATTCCAGATATTCCGTGAGATAGCAGATGAATTAGGGTGGAACTATTCCCACGGCACATTGGATGAACATTCATTGAAAGCCGTAACCGTGTACCCACTATTGCACGTAACAATGCAAAATGCATCGTTGACCGATGTAACTGAGCAATTTACTTTCAATATTTTAATAGCAGATATAACGAACTATTTAAAAGGCGAAAATGAACAACAAGATTTGGTTGACACTTATGAACTTATTGGCTACACTGAAAATCAGAACTATGCACACATTTTGCAGAATCTGTATGTGGAATTTTCCCGCATGATTTACGCTAAAG